AGATCGTTTGATTTCACACAATGATGAATATCCCGACATTTATCCCGAGGACGGAGAAATCATTTGTGTCGGTCGCGTAATAGGCACGGCAGAACTGCCGCAGTAATGTCAGTACATAAAATCACCACAATAATGAATAGGGATATTGGAGGATTTATTATGAAAAAAGCGTTAAGTATTATATGCACACTTGCTTTGTTTTTGGGTGCTACAGGGTGCTCTTTTAAAAGTTCATCGAATCATGAATCAAAGACAAAGGAGGAAACTACTTTAAATCCTGAACTTTCAAAGACTGTTGAATATAAAGGATATACATTTAATGTGTCGCCATATTGGAACAGGGTTGAAAATGATGATGTTATAAAATATTATATTAATTCTGATGATTTCTTTCAGATTTCAGAGGCAAATTTTACCGATAGTTTTAAAAACACAAACGAGTACTATGAAACCGTCAAGGAAAATAACGGGCATTCAAATGAAAGTACATTCACAGCAGATTTATTGGAAAACAGTAACGGAGTGACTTTTTGTAAAATACTTACAACATTTGATGATAAGAATTACGGCTTTTTGTTATCCTATAATTTTGGAATCTCTGAAAATCAGGGGATAGCCTTTTTATTTTCTGATATAGGAAATTCAGAATCATATATCCATGATATAATCGAAAGCGTAAAAAAAGCATAATAAAAACCGCTTAATAAAGAGCAGGAAAATTAGATGAATATTAAGTGTGTGAGCTGAAATGATTCAACATGGGAGTGTGATTATCTAAAACTTTCGTCACGCCTCGCATGAGGCGTGTGAGTTAAAATGAAATAAAAGGAGAGTGAATCAAAATAATGAGACAATACTGTATGTATCTCAGAAAGTCCCGAGCTGACGCAGAAGCAGAGGCTCGAGGTGAAGGTGAGACGCTTGCAAGGCATCAAGCGATGCTAATGGAAATTGCGAAAAAGCAGAAGCTGAGCGTTGTTAAGGTGTACAAGGAAATTGTAAGCGGTGACAGTATAGCTGCTCGACCCGAAATGCAGGCTATGCTTGCAGATATTACAGAATGTAAATATGCAGGTGTACTTGTGGTTGAAATCGAGCGCCTTGCGCGCGGCGACACCATAGATCAGGGCGTTGTTGCTCAAGCGTTCAAGCAGTCGGACACAAAAATTATTACTCCGACAAAAACTTATGATCCGCAAAATGAGTATGATGAAGAATATTTCGAGTTTTCACTATTTATGTCACGCCGAGAATATAAAACTATCAAACGCAGAATGCAAGCGGGACGGTTGGCTGCGGTTAAAGAAGGCAATTATATTTCTACAACTCCACCTTATGGCTACCGTAAAATACAGCCTGAGCCTAAAGTTCATACACTTGAAATTGTTCCCGAGGAGGCAGAAGTCATCCGCCTGATATATGATATATACTTAGGTGGCAGAGGTGCAAAGTATATTGCCGAAGAACTCAACCGCATGGGAATCAAGCCACAAAAAAGCGAATATTGGGAAGCTCCAAGTATCAAGAAAATTCTCGCAAGTCCAATATATTGTGGCAAACTTCAATGGAAAACAAAATCGAGCGGAGACACCTTGTATCAAGGCAGACACGAGCCAATAATTTCAGAAGAAATTTTTGACAAGGCACAGGAGAAACGAAAAAACAATCCTGCGGCGCAAGTCCAGACAAATCAGGAGCTTCTGAACTATTATCACGGGATTCTGTATTGTAAAAACTGTGGACATCAGATGCGGCGAC